ATTGTGATAAAGAATTAGTACCTGATGCTCGTCTAGTTATACCTTTCTATGACCATTACAATGAATTAATCGCTGTAACTGGTCGATCATTGGAATCTGGAAGTAAAGTGCTTCGTTATGTTACCGTGAGAACAAACGATTCAAAAGATAAGTTATTGTTTGGTATGGATACAGTTGATTTAAATCAACCAGTAAGAATTGTAGAAGGCCAGTTAGATTCCTTGTTTCTAAATAACTGCATCGCTTCAGGTGATGGAAATCTTTCAATCGCAGCTAAGAATGTAGATTGCAAAGAAAAGATTCTCATCTATGATAATGAAAAAAGAAATAAAGAAATTCTAAAGATGATGCACAATTCGATAGAATTAGGTTATAAGGTAGTGATATGGCCAGATTATATTGAAGCCAAAGATATAAATGAAATGGTAATGTCAGGCATTTCACCTGACGCAATTGAAGAAATTATAAGTAATAATACTTTTTCTGGTTTGGAAGCACAAACTAGATTTACATTTTGGAAAAGAGTTTAACATGAAAGTTAATTTGATTAGTTATTCACAAATAGCACGAACATCAGGTGGTGGCATTGAAAAAGATTTACAAGAGTTAGTCGCTTTCTGTGCAAGAGTATCAAATCCCAGTAACCAATCAAATAAAGAAACAAGTGAGAAGTTAATTCGTTATCTCATCAAAAACCAACACTGGTCACCTTTAGAGATGGTGAGTATGTGTTTAGAAATTGAAACCACAAGAGATATTGCTAGACAGATGCTTCGTCACCGTTCTTTTTCTTTTCAGGAATTTTCACAGCGTTATGCTAATCCTGTAGAAGATTTGGATTTTGTGTATCGTGAAGCTAGATTACAAGATACAAAGAATCGACAAAATTCTATTGAAACGAATGATGATTACTTGCAAGAAAGATGGGAATCAGAACAAGCATCAGTAATTCTAAGAGCAAAACAAGCGTATGAGTGGGCTATAGAAAATGGTCTTGCAAAAGAACAAGCCCGTGTAGTTTTGCCAGAAGGTCTAACAGTATCACGTTTGTATATGAATGGAACCTTGCGTAGTTGGATACACTACATACAGTTACGTTCAGCAAACGGCACACAAAAAGAGCACATGCTCATCGCACGTAAATGTGCAGAAGTAGTTGCCAAAGTATTTCCGATGGCAAAAGAATTCACAGAAAATTAATAACAATAAAATTGGAGCAGCGAATGGAAGATATCATCAATGGTATTAAGGTAGACTATTCTCAAGATAGTTTGTTTGATGAGTTGGGTGTAAAAAGATTAAAAGAATCTTACATGAAAGAGGAAGAAAACTCTCCACAAGAAAGGTTTGCATATGTTTCAAAAGCTTTTAGTTCAAATGAAGAACATGCACAAAGACTTTATAATTATAGTAGCAAGCATTGGCTTAGTTATTCTACTCCCATTCTTAGCTTTGGCCGTAGTAAGCGTGGCCTTCCTATCTCTTGTTTCTTACCTTATTTGGATGATAGTGCTGAGGGCTTGGTCGATACGTTATCGGAAGTCAACTGGCTTTCAATGTTAGGAGGAGGAGTTGGAATTGGTCTTGGTATTCGTTCTGCTGATGATAAGTCTGTTGGCATTATGCCTCACTTGCGTACCTATGACGCTTCTTCTTTGGCGTATAGGCAAGGTAGGACCCGCCGCGGTTCTTACGCTGCTTATCTTGATATTAGTCATCCAGATATTCTTATTTTCTTAGAGATGCGTAAACCAACGGGTGATCAAAACATGCGTTGTTTGAATTTACATCACGGAATTAACATTACAGATGACTTCATGCATTTAATTGAAAAGTGTATGTTAGACCATGATGCAGATGATACATGGGAACTAAAAGATCCACATAGTGGTGAAGTACGTGACAAAGTTTCTGCGAGAGAATTGTGGCAACGTGTACTTGAAATGCGTATGATGACGGGTGAACCATATTTGCATTTTATTGATACAAGTAATCGTGCAATGCCAGAATTTCAAAAGAAATTAGGTCTATCAATTAAACAAAGTAATCTATGCAGCGAAATTATTTTACCAACCGACAAAGAAAGAACTGCTGTTTGCTGTCTTTCGTCATTGAATTTGGAGTATTTTGATGAGTGGAAAAATGATAAACTTTTTTTACGGGACACGGCTGAAATGCTGGATAATGTACTTCAGTACTTTATTAGCAATGCTCCTGATCACATTAGCCGAGCCAGGTACTCTGCTATCCAAGAGCGCAGCATTGGTGTGGGGGCTCTTGGTTTTCACGCTTATCTACAGAGAAATGGCATACCGTTTGAGTCGGCGCTGGCAACATCTTCAAACAATAAAATATTTAAACACATACGAGAAGGATTAAATGAAGCGAATCTTCAATTGGGTGCTGAACGAGGTGAAGCACCGGATGCTAGAGGCACCGGACTACGTTTCAGTCATCTTATGGCCATTGCTCCTAATGCTTCTAGCTCTATTATCATGGGCAATACTAGCCCTTCTGTTGAGCCTTATCGTGCCAATGCCTATAGACAAGATACTCTTTCTGGAGCCTACTTAAATAAAAATAAGTATTTGGATAAGTTAATCAAGGAGAAATGTGATGCCGACAGCAAATTGGATTATCAAGAAATCTGGTCATCTATCATTGCAAACGATGGTTCCGTCCAACACTTGGATTTCTTGGATGAATGGACCAAAGATGTCTACAAAACTAGTATGGAAATTGACCAAAGATGGATTGTGGACCACGCAGCTAACAGACAAAATTACATTGACCAGGCGCAATCCATTAACCTCTTTTTTAGACCTGATGTAAATGTAAAGTATCTACATGCTGTACACTTTCAGGCTTGGAAACAAGGACTCAAAACACTTTATTACTGCCGTAGTGAGAAATTGGCTAAAGCAGATAAAGTGTCAAAGAGAATCGAAAGAAAAGTGATCGAAGAAATTGATTTGAAGGCTTTAGCAACAGAAGATGTTTGTTTAGCTTGCGAAGGATGATTGATATAAAGTGTCAACAATTGCATTATTTGTGCAACACCCGAAATGTTCGGTTCAATCGTGCAATGGTATAATCAAAGCACTAGGACCGAACTATACATATAAATTATTTACTAAACATGAAATCGAAAACGACTTTTTTGATAATGTGGATCTCTTGTGTTTTCCTGGTGGTGTTGGCGACAGTGATGCTTTCGATACATATTTTAGGCATCACGGGAGTTTTATCCTTGACTACATCAAATCTGGTGGCAGATATCTTGGGATATGTATGGGTGCCTATTGGGCTGATAAACATTATTTTAATATACTGTACGGAGTTGAATCAAAACAATATATTAAAAGACCAAACACCTGTACCAGACGATCATACAGTAAAGCAATTGAATGTAACTGGAACGGCACAGATGATAGATTCTTCTTTTACGATGCACCTACATTTATCGGAGAAGAATCGAATTATGAAGTTGTAGCGAGATATAAAAATGGAGATCCAGCCGCAATTATACAAGGTCGTATAGGTTTGATTGGACCCCATCTCGAAGCAGAAGAATATTGGTATGATAAACCTTATTTGCATCGTCACTGGAATAATGGTAAACATCATACATTATTAAAACAATTTGTTGACAGATTGATGGAGAAGTAGTATGATAGGTGAAATCATTATGTGGGGTTTCTTTTCAGCATGGGGTTGGTTTGGTGCTTCATACATTAAAGAAAAAATATGGCCAGAAAAACCAGCAATAGTACAAGAGGAAAAAAAGAATGAGCAAAAGTAAAGATTACAGCAATTTTGAAACACAAAAAGAAATATTATTGGATTATTTACAAGTAATGATTGCGATTGAAGATTGGCATGGCGTATCAGATGTGGCAAACGATTTGCGTGAATTGGAAGCAAAACAAAATGTAAATTACAAAAGCAAATAAGGAGATATTATGGCTAAGCAAACCGGAACAAGTAAACACAAATCAGTACACAAAAGAACTAAACAGGGTGGACAGAAAAAAACCTCCTCCATGAATAAAACAGAAAAAACATCAAATAAAAAATATAGAGGTCAAGGTCGATGAAAAAAGTTTTAAGATTTACAGCATCATGGTGTGGACCATGTAAAATGCTAGCTAAAACATTAGAAGAAGTTGAAACTAATGTACCAATTGAAGTGATTGATATTGATGTCAATCCAGAAATTGCAACAGAATTTGGCATTCGTAGTGTACCAACATTGGTAATCGTTGAAGATAATATGGCATCAAAAAGACTCATAGGAAATAAAACAAAACAAGAACTAGAGGCATTCATCAATGATTAAAAAGCACGACACAAAACTAACGGACGAAAGAACCGCATTTAAACCATTCGCATATCCTTGGGCATATAATGCATGGTTGCAACATGAACAAGCTCATTGGCTTCATTCAGAAGTTCCAATGATCGAAGATGTAAAAGATTGGAAAAACAAATTAACAACAGAACAGAAACAATTTCTCACACACATTTTTAGATTCTTCACACAAGGCGACATTGATGTGGCAGGTGGTTATGTAAAGAATTATCTTCCTTATTTTCCTCAACCGGAAGTAAGAATGATGTTACTTGGTTTTGCAGCTCGTGAAGCATTACACATTGCAGCATACTCACACTTGATTGAAACATTAGGATTGCCTGATACAATGTACAATCAATTTTTAGAATATCAGGCAATGAGAGATAAACATGATTACGTACTTAATCTTAGCTCACAGAATGGCGATGCTGCTTCTACTGCTACTCACATTGCAGTATTCTCTGCTTTCACCGAAGGGATGCAATTATTCAGTTCCTTTATCATGTTACTTAACTTCCCACGCAACGGTACGATGAAGGGTATGGGACAAATCGTTACTTGGTCTATTGTTGATGAAACAATGCACGCCGAGAATATGATTAAATTGTTCCGTACATATGTGGAAGAAAACAAAGAAATTTGGAATGATGATTTAAAATCGAGAATATATACTATTGCAGAAAAAATGGTGGAACTAGAAGATAAATTTATTGACCTAGCTTTCGAGATGGGTCCAATGGAGAACCTAGATGCAGAAGATGTTAAGCGCTATATTCGCTATATTGCTGACCGTAGGCTTATTTCTCTTGGTCTTAAAGGGATTTTCAAGGTAAAGAAAAATCCATTGCCATGGGTTGAAGAAATGATTAATGCTCCTATTCACGGAAACTTTTTCGAAAATCGTGTTACTGATTACGCAAAAGGTGCCTTGTCGGGACAATGGGAAGAAGTTTGGGGTAAAGCAGCTTAAAAGGAGAAAAAGTGATGAAATGGAAAAATGATTTAATAAAAGATATTAGATATCTTACACCTTGGGATGATAGTGATGGAGATCCAAGAATAGAATTTAGGGGTTGGGCTGAGGTAACTGAAGCGAATAGAATGGTCTTAAGAGATAGATTTTTGAGAGTTTCTGAAAATTGTTCCGCTATACTTGAAATCGGAGTCAATAGAAATGGAGAAAATTCATTTACACAAGTGTTGTTGAAAAATAAGAAAAAAGAAACTATCTATATTGGAATAGATATAGATGATAGAGAATATCTAAACAATGAAGAAGAAAATATTCATGTTATAAGAGGTGATAGTTCCAACTATGAAGAAAATATGAAAATAATAAATCAAATTTTTGAAAAATGTGGAGCAACTAGAAAAGAATTTGACTTTATTTTCATCGACGGGTGGCACAGCGTTAATCAATGTTTAAAAGATTGGGAATACACAAACATTTTAGGAAAAAATGGAATTGTTGGACTTCATGATACAGCATATCATCCTGGTCCAAAAGTATTCATGAGAAATTTAAATAAAGATGAATGGGCTGTTGAAGCAAACGTGATTGAAACTTCTAACGATTGGGGTATTGGTTTTGCATGGAAAAAAGATACCAATAATTGGAATCCAGTTCCCGAAGGATATGAATGGAAAGTAGATCCTCCAAATATGTATTAATTGATTTATGACAATCCGATGACGGTTTTGTTACAATCCCGTTTAAGGATCATGATTTCATAGATAAGTGTGATATTGTGCAAAGGCACAATTCTTATAGGAGAAATCATGAGAAAGTTACTTTTATCTTTATTGTTATTTACAGGAGTCGCATCCGCAGCAGAATTAACTGGCGCTGGTGCGACTTTTCCATTTCCAATCTATGCTAAGTGGGCAGAAGCATATAAAGCATCCACTGGCATTGGTCTGAATTATCAATCAATCGGTTCTGGTGGTGGTATCAAACAAATCAAAGCAAAAACAGTTGACTTTGGTGCAAGTGATATGCCATTGAAGCCTGAAGAATTAGACAAAGAAGGTCTAGTGCAATTTCCAGCAGTAATTGGCGGTGTAGTACCAGTATTCAATCTTGACGGTGTAGCAGCAGGTCAATTAAAATTAACACCAGAAGTTATTGCAAACATTCATCTTGGTAAAATCACAAAGTGGAACGATAAAGCAATTGTTGATTTGAATCCTGGCGTCAATCTACCAGCATTAGCAATCACAGTTGTTCATCGTGCAGATGGTTCAGGCACTACATTTATTTGGACAAACTTTTTAGGTAAAGCAAACGCTGATTTTGCAAAAACTGTTGGCGAAGGCACAGCAGTAAAATGGCCAGTTGGTGTAGGTGGTAAAGGTAATGAAGGTGTTGCTGTTCAAGTACAAAGAATCAAAGGTGCATTTGGCTATGTAGAATATGCATATGCAAAAAGAAATAAAATTGCACACGCACAATTAAAAAATCGTGATGGTGTTTTTGTACAACCAAGTGACGATTCATTCAAAGCCGCAGCAGCAAACGCAGATTGGGCTAATGCACCAGGAATGTATTTGTTGCTCACATGGCAAACAGGTAAAGAAGCATGGCCAGCAACAGGCGCAAGTTTCATTCTCATGCACAAACAACAAGCAGATAGTTTGACAGGTCGTGCAGTTTTGAAATTCTTTGATTGGAGTTGGAAGAATGGTGCCAAGATGAGTGAAGAACTAGAATATGTTCATTTACCACAATCAGTTATTAAATTAAATCAGGACAATTGGAAAAAAGACTTAAAAGGTCCTGACAACAACCCAATTTGGAAATAAGGATAAATTATGAAACTATTTAAAAAATTATCTATCGTAGTTGCACTTGCAGCAGTAATTCCTGCATATGCTGATGAGTATAAAGATACATTGAATATTCTAAGAGAGAAGAATATAATCACTCAAAAAGAATATGAATCAAAACTCAATGCATATGAAGAAAAAGAAGAAAACAAAAAGTTTGCAGAACAAAGAATCGACAAAGATGTTAGTGATTCGGTCAAATACAGACAAGCAAGAGCAAACGATGGTTCAGTCACAGAAAATGGAATCGGACTCAAAAGCAAAGATGGAAACAATACGGCACAGTTTACAGGTCGAATTCATATGGACTATCGCCAATACACACCAGATTATGGTGTCGGCCAAACCACGGATTCGTATCAAAACTTAGCCGAAGTTCGCCGTGCAAGATTTGGTGTTCGTGGACAATTTGCAAAAGACTTCAAATATCAATTGTTAGCAAACTTTGGTGCAAGTGATGGCTTTAGTTCTACATCATCAACAGCAGATGAGATGTGGGTAAACTATGCAGCAAATCCAGAAATGCAATTTCAATTTGGCTTATTCAAGATGCCATTTAGTCTTGAACAAATGACAAGTTCAAACAATCTAGATTTTATGGAACGTAGTTTGATTGGTCAGAATGATACTGAATTTATTCCTGCAAAAGAAACTGGTTTCATGTTACATGGTGTGCCAAAACCTGGCCTTACATATGCTATAGCAGCAAGTAGAGGCAAATCCAATAAGAGCGCAGAGTTCGATGGACTTGATTATATTGGTCGTGTAACAACTAATATTGCTGAACTAACAGGCAGCAAAGCATACACTGCACACTTGGGTGCAGCATACAGCACAGGTGAAATTAAAAGTGGCGTTGCACCAGCCAGTGGTAGAACAGAATCTCGTATGCAGTCTGGTTGGTTTACAGGTTCCGCATTGAGTGGTGCTACTACAAGAACACGCCAAGGATTAGAAGCAGCGTTTGCATATAACGGTTTCAAAGTTCAAGGCGAACAGTTCAATTTTAAATATGATGCTGCAACAGGTAGTGACCAAGAAATCAAAGGGTACTATGTACAAGCAGTTTATAATTTAACTGGCGAATCACATGCATACAAAGATGGTGCGTTTGGTTGGATTAAACCAAATAATCCAATCGACAAAGGTGGTCGTGGTGCGTGGCAGGTTGGTGTACGTATGAGTGAGTTTGATGCAAGTGATGTATCCGTTGCAACAGGCAAGTCAAATCGTGCTACTGCTATGACATACGGTCTAACTTGGTTTTGCACTGACAATCTACGTTTCATGCTCAACTACGTAGATACAAAGTTTGATGCATTAGTTGGTAGTTCTGGTAGTCGTGTAAATGGTGAAAAAGCAATTATGTTTAGAAGTCAATTAAGTTTCTAAAATTTTTTTGTTATATTAAAAGCCTCGTAAGAGGCTTTTTTTTCGTCTAAATAAAGATCGAAGGAGAAATCTATGATCACAATGACTGAACTCGCATCTCGCAAAACTTTAAACTCTTTAAACAAAAGAGGAAAAGGATTAGGTATTAAGGTTGGTGTTAGAACCACAGGTTGCAGTGGTTTGGCCTATACCTTAGAATATGTTGATAGTGTATCGGATACAGATACTATATACGAATCTAACGGTGTTAAAATTTTTGTTGACCCAAAACATATTCCTTATCTGAACGGAATGGAAATAGATTGGAAAAGAAATGGACTCAATGAAGGTTTTGATTTTATAAATTCTTTAGAAAAGAATCGATGTGGTTGTGGTGAAAGTTTTAATATTTAAGGAGAAAGAATGAAATTAACAAAAATACTTTTAATTGGTCTATTATCTTTCGCTGGTATAGGAAATGTTTATGCTGACAAAACAGCAAAAGGTGTAACGTATGATGCACAAATTGTACGGGTAAATGATGGTGATACTGTAGTGATTGCAGCACCCTTTTTACCTTTGCCATTAAAACCTGAATTAGCAGTTCGTATCTATGGTGTAGATACGCCAGAAAAAGGCCATAGAGCTCAATGTCCAAGTGAAGATCAACGTGGTCAAGCAGCAACTGTGTTTACTAAAAATCTAGTTGCAAAGTCCATTAAACGACAAGTCACACTCTATGGTTGGGATAAATTTGGTGGTCGTGTCTTGGGTGATATGATTCTAGATGGTCAAAGTCTCCGTAGTATGTTGATTCAAAACGGTTTCGCTCGGGAATATTTTGGTGAAGCCAAACAATCTTGGTGTCAATAATGGCTTCGTTGAAACACACTTGTGGGGCATGTTCCTCAGAGTTTACAATTAAATATGATGAAAGTAAATGTGAAGATGATCCACACTACTGTCCATTTTGCGGTGAATATTTAATTGAAACTGAGGATTTTGGTGATGATGACGAATGACCTGGTATTTTCATAATACAGGTGAAGAATTTACCGAAGAAAATATAGACGGCCATTTTGGGTTTGTATATCTAATCACACATACTCAAAGTGGTCGTAAATATATTGGTAAAAAATTCTTCACCAAATCTAAGACTACACAAGTTAAAGGTAAGAAAAAGAAAACCCGAGTATCGTCTGATTGGATGACATACTGGGGTTCTAATTTATTACTACAAGAAGAAGTTAAAAAAAATGGTGAAGATCAATACGTAAGAGAGATACTTCACCTCTGTAAAACTAAATCAGAATTGTCTTATTACGAAACGTGGGAGATATTCTCTCGCCACGCACTATTGAATGAATCTTACTACAATCAATGGGTTTCTTGTAAGATTACAAAAAAACATTTACTTAAGTAATTTTGTATTGTTTTCAGGATTCATTGACAACATATTGGAGAATATCTTCTGAGTTTCTTCATTAGATTTCACCATCTCATTCCTAAAACTTTCAACAGCTGCACCAGTTTGACGAGACATTCCTGAATTTTCAATCAGTAACATAGGAATAAAAGTCATAGCACAATTCCATTCTTCAACTTGCTTACCTGTATTGATATCATAACCTTCAACTTTAGTAAACCATGCACATTTAAACTGTACACATTCTTCTTTCATTATAGGACAAAATGTTCCTGGTTTTAATTGCATAATATAATCTCCTTTAAACAAACCAAGTAATAATAGAATATCTAGTGCCTTTGATTACAGGCATGATTTCGTGTGGATACATAAAATTTGAAGGGAACATGATTACTGATCCTTTCTTTAAATTATAAATCAACTCTCTATCAAAGAAAGCAAATTCTCCACCTCCAAAATCATCATTTAGTGCGAAAGAACAAGACACTGCTCTAGGATGTTTTTTGTATGAATCTGTATGTTGCCGGTAAAATTGCCCTACCTCATACTTTAATAAATCATATCCAGAATCTTCTTCTATTTGACTTAGTGGGAAAATATCATTATATTTTCTAATGACCTCATTTGCAACTTTATAAAGTCTATCATCTAAAAGTTTTCTTATTTCGGGATTTTTTAAAATTGTATTTTCGTGTGAAATAGGAATTGTATTTACATTTCTAGCATTTAAATTCATTTCCTCGTATCCTACTCCAGCAAGACACCAATTATCATCATTCTTATACTCATTTATAATTTCATCACATAGTGAGTAGGGAATAATATCTTCATAAATTTGAATGAAATCTGATATTTTATTTTTGGAGTTTATTTTAACTGGTGTTGTTTTTTCTTGTTTCACACTTTCTTCTTTTTTGATTGGAGAATCTTTTTTCTTATCAAAATAAGTATAAGCTTTATCACCTCTACTTCTTACATAATGTAAAAATACCTGAACATATTCTTTACCTAAAAATTGATTTCTCCAATGATCAGCAACACATCCCAAATAAAGCATTGCATCACCTGGTTTTAGAATCAATTCAACTTCATTACCATCAGGAGTTTCAATATAAATTGGCCAATCTTCATCACCATCTAAATGTACAGTTAAACTTATTTCGCAAGCATCTCTATCCCTATGTCTTTCCAAAACACTACCATCTTTATACACTCTAGCATAACTATATGTTGGTAAAACGGTTTCACCTATAATTGTGCTCACCGTTGGTACTTTATCACATAGCATTTCTAAAAAGTCTATGAAATTATATTCCGCTGAAGAATTTGGAGCTTGATTGTCTCCTTGAACCTCATTTTGTTTACAGTGACTTTTGAAGTTGGAAGCCATGACTTTTGCAGCGGCTTCACTAATGAAGTTGGGAATATAGATATAATTATTTTCAGTTAATGATTTATTCATAATATAATCACTTTTTAATTTAATTGTTTTCTGCTGCAGCTGCGGCTTCATCAGCAGCATCTGATGCCGCTAGTGCAGCTTGTTTTATATTATATGCTTGCAACCATACATCATAACAGTTGATAGCCCATTGTGGTAATTCAGTTATATTTTCATTAGGATCGGTCGATCTAAATTCTAACCAACCAGATCCTTGGCCATATTGCAATCCATTTAGATGGGAATTTTGTTTATCTGGCCAAATGGGATTATTCCATTGTAATGCATGTATATTATCTGGTATTCCACATTGAGATAAGTCTAACTCTGATAAACCTTCTTGGTCTGTAACGACAATACCATCAACAGGAATTACTACTAATTTATGTGTTTGAATCATAAAAATTGCCTTTCGGTTAAAAACGAATATACTATTATATATGAATTAGTTTAAAGAAGCAATAATAACATCAATATAATTTACACCTATTGTAGAATTTGGACCAAAAACATTACCACTAGCGGTAATTGTAATTGAGTGATTGTGCGCTCCTGAACTACCTACTGATGCGCCTATCGGCCCACCGGCCGGTACGGCAGTAGTCATAACGGGTACAGCAGGAGTTATTGGAGATGTAGCATTTGTGGGTGTGGTAGCAGTTCCAATAGCAAATCTATTTGTTGATGGCGCAACAGCATGAAGGTGATATGGTAACTGAGCTCCAGTTAAGGTATGGTTACCTACTGTATAAGGAACAGCAACCGATGAAAAAATATATGATGTAGTATTAAAACCTGTTGTGAAATCGACAGTACCTCCAGAACTCAAAGACGATCCATTTACTACTCGAAGTGCGTGATTATTATAATTCACAGTTTCTTTCGTCCAACCAGTGGGTGCGGATGTTTGATGAAAAATTGTTGTTGTTCCAGAATCAAAAATAGCCACGATTAACTCCTAACCGCTATAATAGTGTCAACATATTTTATATTCAAATTTATTTCTGAATTAACTCCACTCTGATTAATTGAACCAGTAACGGCTACAGTTCCAATTGGATGAGTATGTGATCCTCCACCACCAGGGTTATTACTAAAAGTAACTGGTGCTCCCGCTGGGGTACGAGCTACGTTCGTATTACCTGCACCACCTCGTCTAGTTAACAATGCGGATGGGTGTGTTATGGTAGTGTGATTATGCGTTGTCATTGCCGCATCGTCTATCACAGTGGCGTTTACAGCAGAATAAGAAAGTCCAGGTGCCGGTACACCAATGCTATTATAATTTTTAAAAACTGTAGAAAAAGACTCTCCTGTAGTTCTATTAATAACAGAACCGGTAGTTACTCTTAGTGCATAATTATCATATGTAGTATCTTTTGTCCATCCCGTTGGTGGAGTGGTCATTTTCATTATTGTTCTTGATCCTGATTCTATAACTAATGCCATATTAAGTCCTTGTTGCTAAAATTGAATCCACATATTTAATAGCTAAATTTACTGTGGTGAAGGTTACAGGACTTGTTGCTGGATTTAACGGATGATCATGAGCAGTTGCTGTAACTCCAGGATTAACACCACCTGGATTTACCACACCAGGTGTAAAATTGTTAGATACTGTTCTGGCTATTGATGGTCCTGGTATTACAGGAGAAGTTGTGCTGGCAGCAACAGTTGCTGCAGCAGGATAAGGTCCGTGGTTGTGGGAGGGTATCATACTAGATGTAAGTGATGTTCCTCCTACAGTTCCAGTTACCGATAGACTACCTGTTAAAGATTTAGATGACATAACGGAAGAAAATCCTGATGATCCTCCACTTGATACTGATCCTGTAACACATCGTAAAGTATAATCGGTATCTGAAGTGTCTTTAACCCATCCTGTTGGTGCGGATCCTTGTAAAACAAAGACCATAGTGGCACCTTGATAATTAGCTTGCTCTGGATCAGTTGCTACCGAACCAATTACAGAATTTAAAACGAATGTGTTTATCGAAGATAATCTAGGCATATTTAACCAAATGTAATCTCAGAACCAAATACAGACCATGCAGATCCTATTCTTAATAAATTAAATGAATAAAATTCAGTTTTGTTTGCTGTTGGTGTGGGTGCTGCACCGCCAGCCCAATTAATTGTTTGTGCTGCGCCATCTATTTGTACGGCATTTGGTATATATCCTGTTGCACCTTGTACTATAACAATCGTAACTGTAATAGATCGACTTGTTGTGGTTGGTACATTTGTAAAATTCGCAGTAAAGTTTGCTGCAGCACTTGTGTGATAAAAAACAGAACCATCAGTTAAGTTATGAGTTACTGTTCCTGTAGCACCAGTTAATGTACTTAAAACTTCTGTTACTTCTTGTAAAGTGGTGAATCCTGTTACTGTTAAATCACCAGAAATTGTACCACCAGCTGTAGCTAGTCGAGTGTTTGCAGAAGCAAAAGCACCATTAGCATACAAACTCGCTGATGTTACAGTGTTAGCGGTAGTGAATGATGAATTAGCATATGATCCAGCTGTTACAGCTTTACTATCTGCGGTATTTGCTACACCAAATGCCGAATTAGCATATGATCCAGATGTTACTGCTTTACTGTCGGCAGTATTAGCTGAACCAAATGCCGAGTTAGCATAGTTACCAGCTGTTACAGCCTTACCATCAGCGGTAGATGCATTTGTTGTAGCAGTATTAGCTTGACCATAAGCTGAATTAGCATATGATCCAGCACTTGTGGCCTTTTGATCAGCAGTAGTAGCATTGGTAGTTGCTGTATTAGCTTGAGTATAAGCTGAATTAGCATAGTTACCAGCTGTTACTGCTTTACTGTCAGCAGTAGCAGCATCGGTAGTTGCTGTATTTGCTTGCGTGTAAGCTGAATTAGCATATGATCCAGATGTTACTGCTTTACTGTCTGACGTATTAGCAACACTAAATGCAGAGTTAGCATAGTTACCAGCATCAACAGCTTTAGAATCAGCTGTAGATGCATTTGTTGTAGCAGTATTCGCAGCAGCAAAAGCACTATTAGCATAGTTACCAGCTGTTACTGCTTTACCATCAGCTGTAGCAGCATTAGTAGTTGCGGTATTAGCTTGAGTATAAGCTCCATTAGCATAAGATCCTGCTGTTACAGCTTTACCATCAGCAGTTGCAGCATTAGTCGTAGCAGTATTAGCTTGACCATAAGCACTATTAGCATAGTTACCAGCTGTTACAGCTTTACCATCAGCTGTAGATGCATTTGTTGTAGCAGTATTAGCTTGAGTATAGGATGAGTTAGCGTAATCACCTGCCGTTAAAGCTTTAGAGTCAGCAGTAGTAGCATTGGTAGTTGCTGTATTAGCTTGACCATAAGCTGAATTAGCATAGTTACCTGCTGTTACTGCTTTACTATCTGAGGTATTAGCTAAAGCAAAGGCAGCATTAGCATATGATCCAGCTGTTACAGCTTTACCATCAGCTGTAGCAGCATTAGTTGTGGCTGTGTTTGCTTGACTATAAGATGAATTGGCATAACTAGATGCAGCATTAGCAGTGTCTCTAGCATATTGGTCTGAACTACTGGCGCCTGTATTAGCGGCTGCAAATGCCGCATTGGCGTATGTTCCAGCCGTTACAGCTTTTTGGTCTGCTGTATTAGCTGCAGCAAAAGCGCCATTTGCATATGAACTAGAACTTACAGCTGTTTGACTAGTAGTGTTAGCTGTATCATATAAAACTTTAATTACATTTGCGGAAGTTAAATTTGCAAATGTCAGATTACCTGAACCATCGGTTCTAATATAATCATCATTTGAACCACCTGTAATATGAAGGTTTGCAATTGGTCCCAATAAAACACTCTTTGCGATACTTGAATCTACATTAGAACGAATGTTAATCGTATTGCTTGAACCAATGATACGCATTTGTTCATTTTCTTCATTCATGCCACCAGCAGTAAATATGACATCATTTTCTAAAAGTGTACCAATTACAAGGCCACCACCGCCCGTGACTGTATTGCCAGACACATACAAGTAACCATCATTTGGACCAACTAACGTAAATTCAGGATCGGCATGCAGACTACTAGCAATACCCATGTCAATATAAGTATCATTTTCAGTACCGTTATCGGCCGTAGCAACATAATCAGATGATGCGTTATTTCCAGGATTAATGTTTTGAATGTTTATTTGAGAGTAATTATCCTCATTTGTTGATGCTTGAAATACTGTATGTGGCTGATAGTCATATCCAACAGGAATACCAGCATATAATGCGTTATGCCCGTTCGCTTCACCAAAAAATTGACCACTATTACCAGTGACAGTTACAGAAGTAACATTTCCTGTAAAACTAACATTTCCTAAGACACTAAGATCATAGAGGATAGTAACGTTACCAGAGATTGTGCCGCCCGATGAACTAAATTTGGTGTTGGCATCAGCAAATGCAGCGTTTGCGTAAATTGCTGTTGTGTTTGCTGCACCAAAAGCTGAGTTAGCATAACTACCAGCACTCACTGCTTTACTGTCAGCAGTATTCGCTGTATTAAAAGAAGAATTGGCATAACTTGATGCCGCATTAGCAGTATCTCTAGCTAAAGTATCTGGCACTCCTGTATTTGCGGCCGCAAATGCTGCATTAGCATAAAGACCAGAACTATTAGCAGTATAAAATCCTGAATTGGCATAACTAGATGCAGCGTTTGCAGTATCTCTAGCCCAAGAATCGGTAATACCACTATTGGCCACAGCAAAAGCAGCATTAGCATAGTTACCAGCAGAAATAGAATTGACATCTGCTGTGTTGGCAATACCAAACGCTGCATTAGCATAACTGCCAGCTGTTACTGCTTTACCATCAGCTGTAGCAGCATTTGTAGTTGCAGTGTTTGCTTGAGTATAAGCAGAGTTAGCATATTGTCCTGCATCAACAGCTTTACCATCAGCTGTAGCAGCATTTGTAGTTGCTGTATTAGCCACACTAAAGGACGAATTAGCATATGATCCTGCACTTACAGCTTTACTGTCGGCAGTTGCTGCATTTGTAGTTGCTGTATTTGCTTGTGTGTAAGCTGAGTTAGCATAACTACCAGCACTTACCGCTTTACTGTCAGATGTATTTGCTTGAGTATATGCTGAGTTAGCATAGTTACCAGATGTTACTGCTTTACTATCTGCGGTATTTGCTTGAGTGTATGCTGAGTTAGCATAACCACCAACATCAATAATTTTAGAATCTACTGTGTTAGCAGCACCATAAGCACTGTTAGCATAAACTCCGGATGATACTGCTTTGCTGTCGGCAGTCGCAGCATTTGTAGTTGCAGTGTTCGCAACACCAAATGCCGAGTTGGCATAGTTACCAGCTGTTACTGCTTTAGAATCAACAGTGTTGGCCTCACTGAAGGCAGCGTTGGCATAAATGCCAGCTGTTACAGCCTTACCATCAGCGGTAGATGCATTAGTGATTGCGGTATTAGATTGACCATAGGCTGAGTTAGCGTATTCTCCAGCACTTGTGGCCTTTTGATCAGCTGTAGTTGAATTTGTTGTTGCTGTATTAGCTTGAGTATATGCTGAATTGGCATAAGATGAACCACTATTAGCGGCACCAAATGCTGAATTAGAATATGATGCAGTACTTACAGCTTTATCATCAGCTGTAGCAGCATTGGTTACGGCCGTATTGGCTTGACCAAAGGCAGTATTAGCATATTCTCCAGCACTTACTGCTTTACTATCGGCTGTTGCAGCATTAATAGTTGCGGTGTTTGCTTGACTGTATGCTGTATTCGCATAGTTACCAGCTGTTACTGCTTTACCATCAGCTGTAGATGCATTTGTTGTGGCGGTATTAGCTTGACTATACGCAGAGTTAGCATATGATCCCGCATTTACAGCTTTAGTGTCTGCCACTCCAGCATTTGTAGTTGCATTGTTGGCCTGACTGTATGCTGAGTTTGCATAACTACCTGCTATAACAGAAGTATTGGCTTTATTGAAGGCCGAATTCGCTTCGTTAAATGCACTATTAGCATAAAAAGCGGCACTATTCGCTGTATCTCTAGCGTAACTATCTATGCTACCCGATGATGCTGTATTCGCCGCAGAAAATGCCTGATTGGCGTAAGATGCTGCGGAGTTAGCCGCAGCAAAAGCAGAAGATATGTTTGCTGCTACTTCTGTACTTAAATCGGACTGTTGAATTGATCCTGGTTCAATTAATCCGCCTGTTAGTTGTGTTAATGGCATATCTTTTTCTTTTTATTTTTCGTGATTAGAAAGTAATTGAACCTGAACCTGTGAAAGTATAAATTTTAAATCCACCAGAAATTGTTAGTGTTGGAGATCCTGTGGTCGAAGCAGCATCCAGAAAATTTGAAGTATATCTTATAATTACAATTCCGGAACCTCCTGCGCCTCCATTTCCAGTGCCTCCAGGACTATAAGAACCGCTGGCGCCGCCACCGCCGGTGTTTGTAGATCCACTTTGCCCTGCGCTTCCATTAGTACCTCCATCACCCGCTCCTCCTTTTTGAGAAGTTGTAGTAGTTCCTCCTCCGTATCCAGCCCTAGTCAGAGCTGTTGCTCGAGTGTCTTGTCCTGAGCCACCGCCGCCGGCATAATATGTTAAAGTTCCAGATATTGATGATTGAAGTGCTAATCCTCCATCAGAGGCGACAGTTACACCTGTTGTCCATGTTTGTCCGTTACCTCCTGCTCCTCCACCTCCACCGGATGAAAATCTAGTAGAACCATCACCAGTTGCTGCACCGCCGGCATTTCCTTGGCCGGAACTTTGCACGGTGCCACCTGCGCCTCCGCCAGTAAACGTACTCAATCCACCGCCGCCGCCTGATCCACCGGTACCACCACTAGCACCATTATAAGATCCAAAACCTCCTCCTATAGCAGTGACGCTACTAAAAACTGAGTTAGAACCTTTAGATCCACT